TACGAGTTTTATATACCTAGAGGATCCACGCCCACCTTCAACGCATATGCTTATGGATATAATAACGCCGCCCCCGCCACCTTCAGCGTCACTCACGGAGTCGTACCTTATCTAACCCCCTCGGCAACAGGTAGTCTTACCGATGCTACTATTGCGTATGACGCAAGCACTGCGTATACCTTTTCCTATATCTCTCCGGCTGGGCATGATTTCCGGATAGGCACAAGTAACGTAGCAAACCCTAGCGCTACTGTAAATAGCGATGCCGTTACGCTAGCCAACTCTACTCCAGGGGCTACTTATAACTATTATATTGAAACTAGGAGAACGGTAGCTAAGGGAGGCGATGCTTTAACTTGGTCGACTCCGCACGGGCTTGGCACGATTACGAGAGGGGGAGAAAACTCTACTCCGGATGCTTTTAGCTTTGTAGACCCCGTTGCGACAAATATCGCAAGAACAAGTACTATAACCAGCCCGCCTGTTACTCTAACTGGAATGGACATAGCTTCAACAGTTACACAACTCTCGGCAGGTTTCACCGCAACTGCTAATGGCAGTGCAGTTACTTTAAATGCTGCCGTTCCTGCAAATGCTACCCTAACTCTAAGCACTACTTCTAGCGGCTCATACGCGACTTCTGTATCGGGCTCTATTGCAGTTGGTGGCGTTAGTTCGGGACTTTGGACAGTAACTACTCAAGCAGACCCGGGAACTGGCACGGGGGGAGGCGGAGCAAGCGCGGGAGACTATGGACTAGAGATTAGAAATGCTTCGGGGACAACAGTCTTTAGCCCCTCTATGAGAACCACTAATTTTATAGCTTCAGGTACTTATCAGGGTCTTGCTGCGGGGGCGACTTCTACCGCTATACCGTCAGAGGGGATGACTACAAACGGAGAGATAGCAGTATTAATAGACTGTCCAGGGCAGTCAACGTTCGTACCGGACTTTACAGTTACAAGAGGCACAAATTCATTCACAATTAAGAACAATAGTTCAGTGAGCGTAGACGTTAACTGGATGACAGTGAGGTACTAAAATGGCTTATGGATTGATAGCAACAGCATCTGGAGGTCAGTTTCAGATAGACTCCTCTCTATCGGGGACCAAACATTTAGCGGTGCATACAAAAGGTAGCGCAGCTGTGAACGGAACTGCTACAATGGACTCAGACGACTTTATACTTGTTAGGTCCTCGGCTACCAGTGGTACAGGTAATAAAGTAGAGGTAAAATTTAGTGTATCAGGGGCAGTAGCTACCGTCACTTTTAGATACGCTACTGATTATATAATATGTAAACCTGCGGACAGTAGTTCCTTCACAACAGCACTAGCGAGCACAGACTACGGGCTACAAGTTACAAACGGCAGTGGGGACATCCGCTTCGACAGCAGAGCCCTGTCAAAGGGCCTAAAGATTATATCTATATTAGGGAAAAATACTTTGTATGGGGGGGACCCCTTAATCTCTGGGTACAACGCTACAAATAACACAGTATTCTCAGGCGCGCCTCTTTCTAACTTATACGTAAGCTGTTTCGGGGCAGAGTATTCAGGCAGCGTAATTAGTGGCATTACTACCTCTGGGTATACTTTCAACTTTACAACCCCTACAATATTACACCGTGGGTTTGTATCTTGGAGTTCAGGAGGGGGGTTCTATAATGGACAGGTTCCTGTATCAAACAGGTCAGAAATATTATTAGGAGAGTTAATCGAATGACAACATATATAGCTAGAATAAGTTCAGAGGGCGAGGTCGAATCCATGTGGACTACGGGCGTAGTACCCGATATAGACGAAGGACCTGATGAATACGATAACACAAAGACTATAGTACACGTTACAGGGGCTTTAGCAGACCTGAGTACTTTCATGAACATCCACTATTATAAAGATGGAGCTTTTGCAGCTAGAGAACCGCGACCTGGGGAGTATTATAATTGGATTAACGAAGCTTGGGTATCTGACTCTGTTAAACTTATGGAAGAAATAAGACAGGAAAGAGACCGGCTACTATATAGTTGTGACTGGACTCAATTGTCTGATGCCCCGTTAACAAACGAAAAGAAGGGAGAGTGGGGAACATATCGCCAACATCTACGGGACGTTCCTACTGATAACTCTTCCGCAACAGACTTAGGCCAAGTAGCTTGGCCAACTCCTCCAACCTAGAAAAAAATATCTTGACAACCTAACCCACCTCGAGTATAATTACCCAATGTCGAATGAGCTTACTACAATATCCCCCGAAGGCCTAGAGGTAGCGAATTGCTACCTTCAGTTTGGCAATATCAAAGCGGTCTCAGAGTACCTACACGTATCTGAAGATAAGATAGTCCAATCTCTGAACAAGAGAGAGGTTAAAACTTATATTGATACTGTTTATTTAGACATGGGATATAGGAACAAAAACAACATAGCAGTTGTACTAGATGAAATGATAAACTCAAAACTAGAAGAGGCCCAGGAGAGTGGAGTTTACTCAAGTAAAGACTTAGCAGACTTACTTCAAATGGCCCATAAGATGCGAATGGATGAACTTAAGCTTCAGGCAGATACGCTAAAAGCAGAAGGTACTAACATTAGAAACCAGACAAATGTCCAGATAAACGAGGGTATTCCCTTTGGGCAAGGCAACTACGGTAAGTTGATGGATAAACTTCTAAATGGAACAGAGCAGTAATTTAGAGAATGTACTTAGAGCCCATCTGGACGGGGAGGAACGAAGACTTGATCGAATCGAAACAAAGATTGATAAGTTATCGGAATTCGTCGTGCAGTTGGCGCGTGTCGAAGAAAAAATAGAGGTCTTAGAATACTCTCGAGAAAACCTAGGTAAACGTGTGAAGAGCATTGAGGAAACACAACTCAATGCTGTAATGACACTTGATGCCCAAACTAGGGTTTTACAGACTATTACCAGACTAGGCTGGGTACTTGTTACCACAGCCATCACAGGCGTTGTAGGAATTACGCTGTATGGAGGAGTTATAGGATGAAGATTGAACAAGGTAAAAGACATTGGTATGTTATACTAGAAACCGGAAAGATGAAATTTCCCTCAGAGCAGGACGCCAAAGATTGGGTAGAAGGCGAAGGGTCAGCACCTGTTTCCTTAGACTTATTTGCTCAAGAAGAGAATAGTCTCAATGAAGAAGACTAAGAAGAGGAAGAGTAAAAAAGCCCCGAAAGGATACCACAGAATGCCTAATGGCAAGCTAATGAAGGGAGCTAAACATGGCGGTAAAAAGAAGAAAGCCTCGAAGAAAAAGCGCGGCTACTAAGGACTCTAGACTAAAGAGAGCAAAAGTCTCCGGATACAATAAACCCAAGCGTACTCCTGGGCATAAGAAAAAATCACATATTGTGGTAGCTAAGGTAGGTACAAAAGTTAAGACTATTCGTTTCGGTCAGCAGGGAGCAAGTACTGCTGGTAAGCCTAAATCGGGGGAGTCTGCAGCTATGAAAGCAAAAAGAAAGAGCTTTAAGGCTCGTCACGCAAAGAATATTGCAAAAGGTAAAATGTCCGCAGCATACTGGGCTAACAAGGTAAAGTGGTAGAGAATAAATTTCAGAAGTGGATAGATCTTGCAAACGCTGTTGACGCTTGGAGGCCTATTCCACGCCTGTTCTTATCCGTCTACATTTACTTACTATACAAATCTTTTGACTGGTTCATTTTACTACAGGACCCTTCTGCCGCTCAAGCAGGACTTATCTCTATAATTGTAGGGGCCGGAGCAGCTTGGTTTGGTCTATACGTAAATTCAGGAAAAAGTTAATGGCAATTGAAATAAGTAGGCAGGATATAATAACAGAAAGAATAGTAGACTTAGAGTCTGATAAGCGGTTTCTAAAGCTACCAATACATCCTTACATGGAACTACTAGGCGTACAGCCTCTGCCCTCTCAGATGGCAATAATAAATGCAGTGAACAACCCGAAGTATCGTTTTGTTTGTGCAGCAATTTCCCGACGACAGGGAAAAACTTATATTGCAAATATCATAGGGCAGCTAGTTTCTCTAGTCCCGGGGTCGAACATACTTATTATGTCGCCTAACTACGCTCTATCTCAGATATCGTTTGACCTACAGCGTAATCTAATAAAACACTTTGACTTGGAAGTTACAAAAGATAACGCAAAAGATAAAGTGATTGAATTGACAAACGAGTCTACAATACGTATGGGCTCTGTTAACCAAGTGGACTCCTGTGTAGGTCGCTCCTACGACCTTATCATCTTTGACGAAGCAGCACTCGCAGACGGCGAAGATGCCTTTAACGTTGCTCTCCGGCCTACACTTGATAAGGATAACTCAAAAGCATTATTTATATCTACACCTCGGGGAAAGAACAACTGGTTTTCTAAATTCTTTCAAAGAGGGTACGATGAAGACTTCTCAGAGTGGGCCTCGGTTCGCGCAACCTACAAAGATAATCCTAGGATGTCTGAAAACGACGTTGCAGAAGCTCGAAAGAGTATGTCAGATGCTGAGTTCCGCCAAGAGTATGAAGCAGACTTTAACACATTCGAAGGTCAGGTATGGAAGTTCAACAGGGATACATGTATAGTAAACCTAGAGCAAATTGATACTCGAAAGATGGACGTGTTCGCAGGACTCGACGTAGGGTACAGAGACCCCACTGCCCTCTGTGTGATAGGGTATGACTGGGACGAAGAGAAGTATTACGTTCTAGATGAATATCTTAATGCTGAGCGTACTACCGAACAACATGCAGGACATATCAAAAGGCTAATGGAGAAGTGGGATATAGATTTTATCTTTATAGATTCAGCAGCGCAGCAAACTCGGTTTGACCTTGCACAACAGTACGACATTAGCACTAATAACGCGAAAAAGTCTGTACTTGATGGGATTGGGCACGTAGCAGGAATAGTGGACAACGAGAACCTCCTAGTAGACCAACGGTGCACCGAAACTATAGGTTGTTTAGACCAGTACCAGTGGGACCCCAACCCAAACCTAGCCCGAGAAAAGCCCAAGCATAATATGGCATCTCATATGGCGGATGCCTTAAGATATGCCTTATACTCTTTTCAGAACTCTTCTACAAGCTTTTAGACTACCTTCGAAAAAATAGTATTTGACATTGCAACCTTACCACGATATAATTCTTGATATAAAAATATGAAAAAGCCGCTCAGTACAAAAAGTAAATTTCTGAAAAGAGACCCGGTTAAATACATACGAGATAAAGCTAAGTCTTCGTATGAAAAAGGGAGTGAATGCCATATCTGTGGAAAGATAGCTAAGCTAGACTTTCACCACTTTTATAGCTTGACCCCTCTTTTAGATAAGTGGTTACAAGAGAAGCAGAAGGCACGGCCAGATCATTACACTGAAGAGTATATTGTCATTTGGCGCGATGAGTTTATAGAGGACAACTGGGCGGAACTTTACAACCATACAGTAACTTTGTGTAACCCTCATCATCTGCAACTACATTCAGTATACGGGAGGAACCCAGCTCTCGTTACAGCAAAAAAGCAAATGAGATGGGTAGGAATTCAACGAGATAAATATGGCATGGTATAACAATATTTTTGGTGCGGTTGTAGAAGAAAAGCTAAATCCGGCCCAGGAATACATAGGTCTCACTACGCAATCTTCGAGAGAGCCTAACTTTAGCTACGAAAGGGCTTATGAAGACCTTGAAGTAGTTAACCGTGGTGTAAATATGATTGTGGATGATGTAGCTGAGATTCCTACTACCGTATCTCGTGAGAACTCCTTCAAAGGGCAAGTTCCTGGCATTAAACGTTCAAAAGTAGAACTCCTCCTTAATAAGTCTCCCAATCCTTACCAAGACATTAATAGCTTTAAGCGTAATCTTATTACTGATTTCCTTATTGACGGCAACATCTTTATGTACTTCGATGGTGCACACCTATACCATCTACCCGCTACTGATGTAACAATTCATTCCAGCAAAGAAACTTTCATAGAAAAGTTCACAATGCGTGATATTACATTTAGCCCTAACGAAATTATTCATATTAAAGAAAACTCCTTTCATTCGATATATCGCGGGGTGCCCAGGCTCAAGCCGGCGCTTCGGACTATGATACTTATGAGGTCTATGAGACAGTTTCAAGATAACTTCTTTAAAAACGGAGCAGTGCCGGGCTTAGTACTAAAGTCTCCAAACACTCTCTCTGAGAAGATTAAAGAACGTATGATAGTTTCTTGGCAGGCAAGATACCGCCCAGATTCAGGGGGTCGTCGACCTCTTATCCTAGACGGCGGAATAGAGGTAGATT